AGGCTTTAATTTAACTTTAGAAATACCGTAATAGGTTGGTGTTTGCCCTGTCTCTAATGTATAATAATCAGAAACATCAAATGCATTACTTTCACTGTATGCTGTACCAAATACATTGGCTGACATCTTTACGTTAGCTATTTCATAAACGTCAGCAACGCCTAATGAAACAACAGTAGCTTGACAATCTGTACTCGTAGTATAGGTTACAGAGCTTGATGTTACAGTTTTGGTCTTAGCGGTTGGATCGGTTTTAATAATAGTTGTATAGATTAAAACATCTTCATTAGTCAAGCCATAACTACTTAAGTTAATGCTAACATTTCTATTAGCAGGTGAATCTGTAAATGCAAAGTTACCAGATGCAATTTTATAAATTTTACCAGCATTACCTCCACTCACTACTACAGCGAAATAGTCTGTATCTGTTCTAGAGGCAAACGTTGAGCCTACAGCAGTAGAACATGCAATAATATTACTTGATAACGTACCGTAAAATACTCTTCTGGTACGGATTGTAATATCACTTAGTTCTCGTATTACCTTGTTCGGCATCGGGAAGATATAAGTTGATAGATTATTATCAATAAGCACTGATTGGTCACGGGTAGCATTAACACCGGATACATTAGATAAAGGATAAACTCTATCTATAGTTAAAGCGCTACCCGAGGTAACTGTAGCGACACGGTACGAGTTAGATGTATCCGAACTGAATTTAATATAGTCCCCGACTTTAAGATCGGTTGTAAATACAGAATTTACCCCAGTAACTGCATTACTGGCATTTGTTAAAGTTACAGAACCTGTAACGGTAGTATTTGTAGTTGGTACTATGTTAGCAGTAAAAGCAGTAGACACATACCCGGTATCTGACACGCTTGCATGATAGAGCTGCTTTACATCACGTCCAAATGTATAACCTGATGCCATATTAACATCAAATAAAAACGCATTAAACGTAGATGTTGATAGCATAGCGTTACTGGCTGTAGACACAAATCCTCTAATTTTAGCATTACCAACCAAAGTACCAGCCGCTGTACCAGGAGTTGCTGTGTATCGATTATACAAATTTACATCTATTAAATTAGAAGTAAAATTAGGAATTGAATAGGGGTTAATTACTTCTACATAATTACCTATAGGTGTTCTAACTACTGCATTGTTAACGTTAGCAGTATTTCTAGGTTTTGCAAAAGAAAGATATCTATTAGATATTGTTTCTACTTCATAACCTTTAACATAACTTTTACCTGGTGATAAAACAGCAAATGCAAGACTTACATTGGCTCCCTCGTTACCGTTAAGGAATCCATCAGGGTTAGTTACTGACTTTGCATGCTCAATAAATTTAAGATTAAACGGCTTTACTGTATAATCTCCTGACTCGTCATAAGTACGGCGCGCCAATTCATCTTGTAATACATTATAACCAGGTTTATTTACAATGTCTACTACAGAACCATCTACAACGCGGAGTAGCTCAATAAAATTATCGGATGATGCAGTATTAGAAAGAGCTCGTTTGCTTAAAATAAGTTCAATTTTATATCTATCTGCCCCTGGTGCAAAATAATTAAAGGTACTGATAGCAGGGTCAAGTAAAGTCTCGTCGTCTTCACTATTTTTAATAGTTTCGGATACTTCAAGTCCAATTTTATAATTAGAGTTAGATACATATTTGTCAAGAATAATATTATTAGCAAATACTTTTACAAAATTATCTTTTACAAAATAAACACCATCACTGATACTTGCACCTAGGCACTTACCCGTTGAAGATACTGTAGCACTGTAAGCTGTTCCTGTATCGTTAGTTGCAATATCTTCTGCTGCAGTAAAAGCGGTAGCAGTTCTACTGGTACCAGAATCTAAGTACTTAACAAAAATAGTAGGGGGATCGGTTACGGTAGCTGGCTCTACGTTAATTACTTTTGCTCTTACCCCAGATGTCTGTCCAATCATCTCTCTGCCAAGATAATTGGTAACATCAATATCGGTTGTGTTAAAGGTAGATAGTAATTTTACATAGTTAACATTATTGTCAAATTTAATGTTGCCCGGTATAACCATTGAACCAGGTTTAAATACATGGTTACCAAATCTTGATACTTGATTTTGAAGTATTGTTTGAAGTTGGTTTAGTTCTCTTGCCTGAACAGCCACACCAGGTTTAAAGAGAATACGGTGAAACCCTTTAGCATCACTGTAGTCATCATAGTACGGATCGGTGTTAAAATTAATCGCCATCTCTTACCTGTTATAATTTGATTACTGTTCTTAGTGTAACTAGTTGTTGTTCGCTGTAGCTTACCGAAGTTCTATTATCAATGTACAGCAAATCACCGCTAAATTTATTTATAGTGGGGGAAATTGTCAAATCTGTAATAGCGTAGTCTAAGTCTGAAGTTTCATCAGTCAATACATCACCTGTTGTTACATCATGATTATTTTTGTTTTGAATTAACACTTGATTACTTGCAGGTACTACTTCAACCACTTCAAAGTATCGTTTAGAGGAACCAACAAAATGAGACAATACTGTATCGCGAGCAAGCCCACTGACTGTATCAACTGTAATAAGGTAGCATGCACTTCCAATAACATTAGCAAACGCGCGCTCATTACCATATTGCTTTAGATCTTTAATGATACCAAATTGTCTGTAATCATTCTTTACATCAACACCTTGGTTCTTTTCATTATTTATTGTTGAGGTGAACATTAAGGTATCTGCAAATAACTCTCTGACCGGGTCACTACCATGACCTCTGTATGGAGATAATATAGCAGACACATTTGCATTAGCCCCATTACCCGTTATAGTTACATTGGCATTGGTATACCCGTAACCTGGTGTTAACACAGAAATATAACTTATAGTATTATTAACTATTACAGCATTACCTGTAAAATTAATGCCATCACCTGCTATAGTAACGTTAGCATATGAATATCCGTTACCTACATTACTAACTTTGAAAGCGTGGATACCTCCATTTACAGCGGACAACTCAACCACTGTCTGTAAAGTATCAATATCATCTACAGAAAGATTAGCAAATATATTTGCACCAGTGCCTGTTGCACTAGCAACAGTTAAATTTATATAAGAATAACCATTTCCACGCGATTCAATAATAACATCTTCAACTTGACCGGCTGAATTAATAAAAGGTGTAGCTACAAAACCAGTACCATCCCCGATTGCTGAAATAGTAGTACTGACATTTGAACTGTATTGGGTACCTTCATCTTCAATTAGAACGGAATGAATAGACCCATTACGTAGAACAGGGGTTAATACAGCCGATGTGGCAAAGAATAAGTTTGCAGTTGCATTAGATGTAGGTTGACTATTACCTGTTGTACTAATAGTAATAGTGGTGTTTGCTCGAGCAGCAGTTGTATACCCTGTACCTTTATTAGTTAATACAATATCAACTAAAACATTACTACTGAATATTAAATTTGCAAAAGCATTTGAGGTAGGTTGAGCAAGACCAGATGTAATTATGGTGGCTGTAGTATTAGCAATAGTGGCAGTGGTATAACCTGCCCCGGTATTAAATATTCTTACATTACTAATATTGTTAAGTAAACTTGTACCTCTTCCGCCACCATCATTAATAGTAATAGATGCAGTTTTATAATTTGCACCTGCATCTTTTATTCTTACATCAATAAACTCACCAGAGGTATTAAATACTGGGGTTAGATTAGCTATTGAATTACCAGATAATCCTAAGAACTGCCCTGTAACTGTTAGTGTTACATCATCGTTACTTGTATAACCGGATCCAGCATTATTAATAATAACACTACTTACTTCACCTTCAGAATAGTACACATTAGTAACCGCTCTTTGAACTGGTATAAAGTCTGGTGTCAGAAAACGATTTTGAGAAGAAAGAGGAATAGTGTAAAGGTATTTCCAAATATAACCATCGGCTGTTGCAAAAGTGGTTATGTCTTGACCGGAAGGCTCTACAGTTGATACAGCGTTATTGTTATTAAATATACACTTGTATACCCCAAATGCACTTGTCAATACATAAAAATTAGCTGTCTTTAAACTAGTAGCTCCGGAATATGCAGGGGAAGAAGCACTGTAGTTACCATCGAACTGATCGTATACGGTACCGGTCGTCCAGTTTATTCTTGGCACTACATAAGACACGTCTCTTAAATTAATTTTCTTAACGCTCAAAATACCATTACGGGTACTGTATTCATAATCCTGAGTTGTTTGAGGTGTTTCAGGCGTCTGAGGGCTCGCCCACTCAATTATATTACCAATAAAGTAATAATAGTTAGCTCTTCGCGATAAGAATTCATTATAAACACTATCCACTAATGAACTGTGGATAGCATCTTTTAAGAGAAATGACATGTTATGCTACTGTAACGTTCCAAGTAATTACTACTGTATCAC